AAGCTGGTCCCGGTCACTCCTGCTAAGCTCAATCTCGTTTGAAGATCCACAAATACAAGGGGCATCCTCAAAAAGATACTCCCCCGCTAAAATCTTCTCTTCTATCTGTCTGATAAATACAGGGGCAGAGAGTATCCGCCCCTGTATGTGTTCACTTAACTCCATAAATTCCCCCTTCAGAAACTTATGCAGAGGTTGCTTAGTCTGTGGTTACAGCCACCACGGTAGGATCGAGTTGGTACATCAAGAACAAATACATCTTGGCCCTGTTGCCGGCCGTGGTTCCAACGGTCAAGGTCGCAGCAGCGGCCCGAGCGAAAGAAAGAACGGTAGCGGTAGGAACAAAGTATTTGCGCCGGCAAATCCAGCCAGCAGCGGTAGCTGCATCAGCACCTGTGTTGAACTGGGCAAGTTGGGTTCCGTATTGCACGGTCGCCAAGACCAACCCGGTCGCAGCAGCGAGGACAGGGCGCTTATAGCCCGTAGTACTGAAAGGAATAGCAACCAAGAAAGCATCGCTATCACCAGCAACACCCGCGTTCATCGTTTTTGCAGCCGCAGTAGACATGGCGCCAGCAGCAGTAACACGAATGAAAGCATCTTCGATGATCATTCCCTTACGAAGCGAAAAACCAGTGCTTCGAAGCGCGGTATTAGAAGCTCCATCGTCCAGAGGAACAACCAAGTTGAAATGACTCTGTTCCGGATCAACGTCTACGCGATGATTCGAAGGCTTAAGAGCCTTCAAGAAATAGGCGCGGCCACTGACCGTAAGAACCGAGATGTCAACGGTAGAAACGCTGATGTTCGTGTAGAACGAAAGCTGTCCGTCCGTCATAGTACGAGAAACGAAACCTGCACCGCCAGCGCCGAGATGCTGGGTAAGAGCTACCCCTGACGCATTGTAGATCGTAGCGCGGGCCGCAGAGCCTGCGGTATAGACCTGAAACTGACCACTGTCGTCATTGACAGGTTTCTTTTTGCGGGTGTCGATCAACTGAACGAACCATTCCCGCTTGTTATTAATGTTAGCCACCGAAAATCTCCTTTTCGTCCGCCGTCAAGCGGCCGGACATTGAGTTTGAAATTCGGGGGGCGGTTTATTGCCCCCCTACAGATTAGATTTTAGCGTCGCCCCAAACGAAGCCATGAATGGCCCCGCCCGTATGAGCTGAAATATCCATGTCGGTTCCATCAGCAATCGTCAGAACGTTTCCCGAGGCAGTGACTATCGCGCCGAGGGCGCCGTTAGAATCACCACCGAGAATCGCTCCAGTGGACCCGCTGATTTGAATGACCCAACCACGAATAATGCTCAACTGCGGAAACGTCAACGTCATCGACGTGTCGTTTGCAGGAACGGCCTTGAAAGGAATTAGTGGAAGCATAGACCCAACCACTTCGAGCGGTAGAGCCTTCTTTCCATAAACCCCTGTAGGTTCAACAGCAGTAAGAGCCATGATTTATATTTCTTCCTTTCCTTTACTGATTAGGCATCAGCAACGGCTGAAGCGAATACGTGCACAACCCCGTTGTCTTCCACGGTTGAACGATCGTAAGCGAGCTTTTGAATTCCACGAATTTCGTGAATCTCGTAAGTCCGATCATGACCGACATCAGTTTCCTCTTCGCCAAACTTCGAACGCTGTCCCCAACATACTGCGACGGCTTGTGCCCCCAACAGAAGATTGTGAGAAACGTCGATAGACGAAGCTCCAGCGCTTCCTTCGATAAGCAAGCGATCATACTCATACACAAGAACGCCGTCCCAAGCGCCTTTGAAACGAGAACCGGTGAACAAGGGGGACTCACTGTTAGCCTGGGGCGGAATGTTCAAATGAGCATTTCTCCACGAGGCGTCATAACGGGTAAGATCCCGAACCGAAAGGGTGTGGCCTTGGAAAGTGAACCACTCTTCAGTGTTCTTTCCGACCTTCACCTTCATGGGACGAATCTTAGCCAACGCATTGACAGGGATGATTGCCTTGCGCTTCGCAACTTCGATCATGTTGGTAGCCAACAGATCGCTGGAGCTATCCACGTTCGCCAAAGCGGTAGCGTGGGTGGCATTCCAGTTGCTGTCAACGGAGCCATAGAGGTATCGACCACGAACTCGACCGGTAGCAGTGTCAGAAACAGCGATAGTGATATCGTCGTCCAAATCCACTCGGGCCTCATCCTGCAACGCTCCCCGCGCTTCCTCAAGCACGTCGAACTTCACGCGCTTTTGGGACATGGGGATGTTTTCGATCTTCACCAATCGACGGTAGTTATCGATAGTGATTCTCTGACTGAAAAACGCGACAGTACCTTCGTTGCCAATGCCTTTAGCATTACCATCAACGCGTCCGCCGACAAGCCGGCCACGAATGCCGACCGTAATAGCGTCGCCATCCGATTTGGTCAGGTCTTCTTTGACCTGGATGGGCATATCGGCCGAGGTGCCCATGAAGTGCTTCCAAGCAAGCTCACCGATGTACTCAGAGAAGATTTTATCTTCCCATTGTTCAACGGTCAGCCCGTGGGAGGTTAGTATTTCAATGTAACTCACGTTTGGTCTCCTGGTTTTTTTAGATTAACCGAAAAGCTTTTTAAGCGAAGTAGCCTTCGGTTCGACTTTAGGTCCGCTACTCTCGCTGCTGCCTCGGGACGAAGACATTCCCTCGACATTCTCATCTTTTAACTTCTTGCCTTCTCGGATCTCATCGAGAATCTCTTTCCGTATCTTTTTCTGAAGCTCGTCCGTGACTTCTTTGGTGATAGCCGCGTGTTGCTTTTCAGGGGTGTCGCCATACCTCTTTTCAAAGTTATGGCGGTTAAGAATACGAAACGCGGACATGACGGGGTTAGCAGAATTCATCACTGAATCTTGAATCATGGAATTCTCGCCAAACAGTTTATGAAACTCCCCGAGGACAGCATCAACCTGTTCTTTGCCGTAGGTTTCGTAAGCGGACTCACGGGAAGCGACTGCTTTTCCGGCCCGAAGCGCTGTTCGCGCTACGTCTTCCGGTTGAACTGTTTCGCGCCGTTCATCTTCTTCCGTCCACGTTCCATCTTGCTTCTTCTGCATCACTTCGAGCTGATGTTTCAGCCCGTCGAATTCACGGCGCTGGTCAGCCAGCTCTTGCTGCCGCTGCGTCGCATAGTTTGCAGTATCCTTGTAACGTTTCTTGTACGGATTATCGTCAGACTCCCAAGGATCATCCTTGGCTTTGTCTTCTTTTTTGTCAGTCGATTCTTTCGAATCGTCAGACGAGTCGTCGGTCGAATCGTCGCCTTCCTCTTTGTCGGACTTCTTTTTAGACTCTTCCTTATCGGACTTTTTATCGTCCTTTTCAGGTTTGTCCTCTTTGTCCTTTTTAGCCTTTTCCGATTTATCATCGGGGGACGGCTTATCGGACTTTTTGTCATCCTTCTTCGGAGGCTTCTTTTCTTCCTTCTTATCCTTCTCCTCGGGGACGGGTTTTGACCCTCCCGAAAATATAGAATCTAATGAAGGGCGGTCAACTTTTTGTTGAGCTTCACCCTTTTTATCTTCACCAGCCATAAATCCCTTTCAGTGTGGTTTGTGGGAAGGCCAAAGTAACAAGCGTATCTTGTTAATCAGCCATCACGTTAAACTGAGGACGGGAACTGTGAAGCGCCGGCATAGCCTTAGCTATGACGCAATAATTGTTCGCCTCACACCTGCATGGCGCAGGACACAACCCCCGCATAAGCTGCAAGGGTTCTGCTCTGTGTCATTCTCTCGGAGGTAATGCGGGTCATTGCGGCCTAGAACGCTCTCCGCACGGTGCCTCCGAGCTATTTTAAAAAGTCTGCCCACTCTTTTGAAAAGAGTTTTAGTGAAACCGGCTTAATCCAATCGAAGTGCTTCATATTTGGCCAGTAACGTGCAAAAACACGAGGGTGTGATTTCTTCGGACCTACAAGCCCCTGCTGTCCGTAGGTAGATTGCCCACAAATATTATCCGCGTCGGACCAGTAAACCAGCACTTCTTGAAACTGACTCGAATACTTCGACCAATCAAAATTTTCATCCATCGTGGTCGCAATTAAAATGATTCGGTAGAAGTGCATCCCCTGCTCAAGTGCCGCCTGCACCAAAGTGCCGGCATACGAATGAGCCACAATGGAAAAAACTTCTTGTTTGCCGGTGACACCTTCCAGAAACGAATCAAAGGCATTGAGGTTATCAACAACGCTCTGGTTGATTTTCCGGCGATACCAAGGAATCCAAGTGAACACGCCAACGGCATACTTCCAAAACAATCCGGACCATTGCCAGCTATACGCTGCAAAGGGTTGCTTCTGTTCGTCCCAAATCGCTTCGAGACGCGACGGCCAATTTCGTTCCTCGGAGCCGCCCGGTACGGTTTCAATCCCGTAAAGAAGGATTACCCTACCCACAACATGAACCTCGCCCAAAGCTTAAGGGCAACAGAAGCCGCCACGGGGTAGAGAGCCGCTAACAAGATTCCAACTGCTAAACCAAAAAGAAAGGTAAACATGCTTAGCCCCTTTTCGACCACGGTCCGAAATATTTTGTGTTCTTCACCCGATACACCCGTTTCTTAATCCCCGGATCGTCGTCAAGTCGCTCGACTTCATGGTGGTGAATATCAAGCCCTTGCTCCTTAAACATTTTGATGTTCTCTTGGGTGATAGTCTGTGGATCTCGAATCTTGTCGAAGTCCGCTCTAAATTCTCTGCTCACGAATTCACCCCCTTAAACTTTTCAAAGGTCCGAAGTCCGCCAAGCCCAAGCATTCCAAACAAAAGCGTTGTCAAGGTGTCCATATCGAACACGGGCAGAGGCGGGACTTCCCATTCGAACATCGTAATGAGAAAAACCACGAGGGGTTGAATCACAAAATGGTAGGAAAGCCCAGTGGCTCCAACCCAACCGCAAGCGGGGCGCCAGCCGGCCACAAAGATGCTTGAGTGTTTGGCTTCTTCCTTGTTGATCTCAAGCTGTCCCAGCACCGACTGCCAATCGAACTGCATGACAGCAAGCTTAAGCTCGGACTCTAAGTGAGCCCGCTCTGCCTCGCTCATCTTCTCTGGAGGCAACACCCGCTTAAGAACTGTATCGAGCAGTCCGGCGACGGGACCTATTAACGCCTGCCACATAACTTATTTCCTCTTCGCCCAATCGTACACGTTTGCAAAAATCACTAAGCTTGAAAGAATGTAAACATTTGGAGCATCTAATTCAGACAGAACCACCCCTAGTAAGGTCAGACACACTGACTGTAAGGGGTCGATGTCAACTACAAAGCGCGTACCTGTTCCGCCCTAGATGTAATACACGCACCGAACAAAATATGATCGGTCTTCGGATCAATCTGTAAAGAGGCAACCTTCTCTTGTCCGTATTCCACACACGAGGCCGTATCTTTAAAATGCCTCTGCTCAACATGCAAAACCTCTAAGGCCAGCCAAACTGTAAGTGCAATAACGGTCATGATTTTTCCTTCTTCTCACCAGCCGGCGCTTTTGGAGCCGCCGCTTTAATCACTTCTTTTTGAATGTCCTGTTGACCCTTCTGCATTGAGAGCTGATGCTTTTGTTGTTCAATCTGCATCTTCTCACGGGCAATCTGCACGTCCATGTTAGCCTTCTCGCGGTTGCCCTGCTGCTTCACTCGCTCGGTGTCCTGCTTAACCCGCTCGGCTTCGACCTTAGATTGGTCCTGCGCCTCGGGAGACTTCTTAATCATTTCCTTCTGGATCTCGGTCTGAGCTTGCAGTTCCGGTTCCGGCAATCTACCAGCTTCCATAACCGCTTTCGCAGTTTCTGGACTGCCCATCTTCACATAGTAAAAAGCCTTCTCTTCCGGTGACACCTTAGCAATATCCACGTTGACAGAAATCTTCGGATCGGCTGGCGGTGGTGCACTATGCTCGTCCAGCTTATCGAGGAGAGTCTTCTTCTTATCGGCTCTCAACTCGGAGAGCTGAATCATGGTCTTCATCCAGAATGGCCCAAGGGGCGCAAGCTGAGGAAGATATTGAAGCAGCAATGCAAAAGTTTCTTGCTCCGTATTGGCTGTGTCCATAAAATCATCAACCACAACGTCATACTTTGCGGTTTTGATTTTCTGAACCATTGGGACTGTCATGTTCACTTCACGAGCGGTGTTCTCATTGTCCGTAATAAGAAACGTCTTCTCTTTTGTGAAGTAATTCTGGACTCGCTCCAGAATGACACGCCCCGTTATTTTTCGGGTGCGACGAAGGTTAGCGAAAAGTCGTGCGACTGGTTTCGTCGCCTCTGAGAATTTCCGTTTCAAACCTGCGTTAGAGCGAATCTCTTGGGTATTTTGCGCAATGCGCGGATCGATACCCGTCACCCGATAAAAATCTTCTTGTGCTTTTCGATGCAGTTCAAGCTGTGCGGCCGCAAGCTCAACGTTATTTCGCATTACGAGCTTTTCCTGCGACACTGCACCGTCTTCGACAATCGCCACACCGTCCGGCTTGTGGATCTCTTCCTGATACTTGGTTACATCAGTAATGGCACTCCGCTCAGCAACGGTCTGATTCGTGTTGAGCAAGTGCAGCGCCTTTGATTCGCGCTTGTTGATTGCATCCTGCATCGTTAGGGCGAGACTGATAGGCCCAAAAGGTGCCCCGTTTTTTCGTCTATACGCCCAATAAGGAATTAATGAAAAATATTCGTTGCGCGTGATCTTGTGTTCAAGCAAAACACTAGAACAGTAGACGGCTTTGCAAATTCGTTTCTTTAGCCGCTCTATTTTCTCGTAATCGACACCTTCAACCTGGTCCTTGTGTTCCTCGGTCTTCCAATTTGCCTCAAGGATAACTTCGCCCGTACCATCCATCAGATAAATGCACTCACGGGTAGGCTTCTTATATTCCTGCGTGATAATTCGAAGCTTGCGATGGTTCTGGTCAACGTAATTCTCTTGCTTGAACGAATCGACCAGAGCCGGCTGTGATCCACTGCCAGAAATATTAGAGGCATCGTCACTAAACAAACCCTCAAGCTCGGCTTTCGCTTTTGGGTATCGAGCTACAACGTCATCGAGGGGAAACCATTCGGACGTTGAAATAAAATTTGCGTCTTCGTTCCAATCGTAGCGCTTTGAATCCGGGTCAGGATAAACCACAAGAGCATCCTTGCTCTTCAGCTTAATCTCGGGGTTATAGAGATCATCGAATTCGACCGAAACTTCGATAGCTCCCAAACCACAAGTGAACCCGTCAACCGCCATGTCCGTTTCCTCGAATTCGAGGTCGTTACTCTGGCGAATATACAAAAACAAATCGGACAATCCGTCCGCAACCATTGCATCTGGTGCCTCGTTACGGCCGCGAAACCCAATTCTGTACTGCTGCTCCGTAACCGTGCCCATCAAACTGTTGATGGTGACGGAGACCTGGTTGTTTACTGTCGGAGGTTGCTGGCGCTCTTTGAGAACATCCAGTTCACTCGGGGTCCACTGTTCACCCTCGGCATACTTAAAGCATTCGACCATCACCTTTCGGCCGGTCACCCAAGATGGGTGGTCCAGGGAATAGGTAAAATTACGATCGAGCATAACGAGCAGCTCGGTTTTTTCTTTTGCCGTCTTCGCGGCTTTTTCTTGGTCTGCTGCTTCGTCGTAAGCCATTAAGCTGTTTTCCAATTTCCAGGTTTTTTAGGACGCTTCATTCCGGTTGACCCTTTAGCGAACATCTTTCTCGCTATCTCCGGACCCCAATAAGTTGTTTGAATCAGCGAGTCGGCTCTGTTAGGGGAATCAATACCGCGTCGCTTCATATCCTTCTTCGTTTCAATCTTGATTTTGCCGGTTACTTCTTCGTACCTCGGTGCATTGAGATCACCGATTAGCAGGGGGTCATCAGGAATCGAGATAACACCCTTTTCAAACTCCGTTCGTGTTCTCCACCATAGTTCATCACGGAGGCGGTTATATCTGTGAGCATTAAAAGCAGTGTTAGCGACGTTGATTCCGTAAACCTCAATATGCGAGGGCTCAAATCGTTTCCGTAAGGTGCCCTCGATACCCCATCCGACTCCAATGGAATCGAGCAACAAAGCTTTCGGCGGTGGATCATCTGCAAGAATTTCTCGCGAGGTCCACTCTACAAGCGCGTTCGACTCACTGTAGCCCGCGACTTTGAGGGGGTGGACAATAGGTCCGGTTCGATGAAGGAGACAACTTTCATCTCCTCCTGCGCCAACATCGAGAGAGTAAATTGAGGGATCGTCGGTGACAATTTCGACTTCCCGGTCAACTGCATCGATGAGCCACTCCCAAGGAATAACGGTATTCTCTCCAGCGAGAGGAGGCAGTCCGAGAACTCTAATGCGAAAGGTGTTGCTTTCTCGTCCATACTTTTTCTCCAGCCGAATTATCGAATCTTTGGTGACGACTTCCGATTCTTCCGCGTTCCAACGATAGGAGAGCCAGTTTTCACGATCTCGATTATGAGTGTCGATTGCGAACCCTTTTGCTCTTGTTGGGTTAAAGAACAAGAGGCAGAGGTTGCACATTCGCGTAAGGGTAGATTCAAGCGGCCTGAAAACCGGATCGGGGATGCCGGATGCCTCGTCACCGATAATAAGTAAATAATCTTCATGTAGTCCGGCGAGTGTCTCGGCCTGTTCCTCGGCGCTGTTCCTCGTATTTGCCGTTCTCGTAACGGCGAACCATTGCTGACCCTGCGCCTCGTTGAAATAAAACTTGTCTGTCTGCCAAGTAAACCATTCCTTGAGCTTTGATCGCTGATGCCACTTTGCCAACTCGGCCCATAGAGTTATCTGCAACTGCTTCGCTGAGGGCGAGGTGACTGCAATCTTCGGGAATGGAAAAACGGTCAAGAACCAAATTATTATCCACGAAGCCGTCGCTCCTTTTCCGGTGCCCACCCCGGACATAACAGAGGTCCCAAACTTTGCGTTAAGGTCAAGCTCTCTTTGCGTGACAGGTTTCCCATCAACAAGCTTTCCCGTGGCGTTGTACTTGTAAACCTTAATCTTTGCCCAAACCATTTCAGCAACATCTTTAAGGTAAGCCTTTTGCTGTGAGGTTGGCTCAACGTCGAAAACATCCTTGACAAATCGTGGGATGTCTTTCGACCAGGCAAGGATCGCATTTGCTTGTTCGCTCTTAGGCATTGCCAGCGGGTTCGACGCTGATAAAATCGCAAACGGCTTTTAACGAGGGCACTTCGTCCGGTAGCGGAGTTGTGCCGTTCGTCCGGCGTAGGCCCCAGTAAAGTTCATCCTCATGATAAAACGGACGAAGCAAAAACTCCCCGTACTGAAACAGCGGGGGGTAATGGCGGACCTCGGTAATAACCTCAAGCATTAGGGCACTATTTTATTGACTTCCAAAAGAATTACAGTGGTAAGATTCGACTTGAACACTGCAACCGTTGGCGGGTCCGTAAATTCCCATATCGTAGCTGGGTTGCTACTGAGAACTGCAACCCGTTCGATTTTTCCGTTGTTTGTAGTGCTGAAAACCAAGTCGGACCCATGACTGATTTTCTGCTTAAACGTATCGTAGGTGGAAGTAATTATCATGCGGTTGGTTGCCGTCCGGTCCAGTACACAAGAACCTCGCCGTGCCCAATCGTAAGAGCAATTAGCCCGTCCGAATAGAGGGGAGGGTCAAATGTTTGCTGCTTGGAATCGTCTGCTGTGCTCGTTCCAAATTCGACTTTCTTGATGCCGTTTTTATCGGTGAGCACCACCGTGTCAGCGGCCGCAATCGCACCGCCCGCCCAAACCACGCTCGTAATTTGTATCGGTGAAGAAATTATGGCCGCAGCAGCAGCCGTGTCCAGCCTAAGCGGGTTGTTTGTGAGATTGTTTGCCATTTATTTTTCTTCCTCGTGAGCTTCCTGAATTATTTTTGTAAGGGTTTGGACGTTCGCCGTACTCTTGCCCTCAAGTAATCGGAGCTGCTGGAAAGTGCGGTCCATCATCGCTATTGCCTCGATAGGATTCATCTTCGGCGCGAGATCATGTAAGCGGTCTTTTGCGCGGACATTCAACACCGTAAGATCCCAGATTTCTTTTTCTTTAATTTGCTGAATCTTAAGCTCCATGCGAGGATCGGTGTAAGCTTCTCTTTCCGCCAGGTACTTATCAACCGTGTTCGCGCTCATGCCGCCGCGTAGCGCAATCTGCCGCTTCGAGGTCCCCATATCACGCAGCGCGAGCACTTCAGCGACTTCATGCTTAGAAAGCTTCTTACCACGCTTGCGCTTTTTTCCTAGGGGTTTCGGGGCCTTCACTGTTGATGTAGTCCTCCTATACTGTAGGGGTCAAAAATCGAATTCCCGCTGAAAACGCGATGGTGAAAAGTGGTGTAAGTGGCCGCCATGAAAAAGGAAATATTTATTTTTCTCTTTTTATTTTCATGTGCGATAAACGGCACCAGGCCCCCGTCCACCCCATCCCCTCCCCCCGTGCCCCCGTCGAATTCTAGGGTATATCTAGCCATACCTACACTAAGACTAAATAAAACTAGGTGATTGTCTCATGATATCAGCTAGTTATCGTCGGACCTCAGTCTCTTAAGCAACCGAAGCGCTAAGACCTCGCGCCTTATAGGTCTATAAGACGCCTATGTTATCCAGCGCTTAGCGCGATCGCCTTCCGGGTACGGGCAGGCTTGACAAGTTTGTAAGCTTAGTATAGGCTTGGGTGCATGTTTGTCCTTTTGCATCGAAGC